ATTTTTGCAAGGATTTCACCGCCCACCATCAAGAGACCGTTGATTCTATCCCAACAATTGCCCCACCATTTCTCAATAAAGAAAACCTTTACCTCGTGAGTTGTGTCGTTGTAGCCGTAGAACTGCCCCTTGTCCTTGAGAGTTCCAGTTGCTAAATGTCCGTAATTCACCGACGCATCGTCAACATATCCGGTTGTCTGCCCCTGTCCGAACGCTGCCTGTGAATTATCCGTCTTTGACATGAGTTTGAGCATACAGTTCAACAGGTTTCGTCTGCTCCATGAGCCGATGTTCCAACCGTCGCCGTTTGCCTTTGCTCGTGCGATTTCGGTCGATGCGTTCGTGCTATACATGAGCGTCTGACCTGCCAGTGAACGGAGGCGTGTTCCATCGTATGAACCGCCAAACATCGGATAATAGAGTTTGTCGGCATGAGAACCATCCTCTCTCACATACGCATCGTCGTTGAATGTTCCGTCGTACTGGGCGTTTGAAATGATAATGTATTCATAGTTCCCGATTTCAAACTGTGACAACCAAATCTTGCCGTCAACAGTTCCGTCGAATACGCTCATTGCATTACCGCCATAATTTACATTTGAGACGTCGGATTCTGTTCCGTCCGCTTTCAATGTGTGGTCGTTCGGGTCGAGTTTATAATCTTCTGTACCGTCATAAAGTACCATCGCCGGATAATTGTTTTTTACGAAAAAGACGTCGCCCCAGTCGCCTATATCAAACAATCCGGTCTCGTAGTTCATTGCAGCGGGTGTCATTCCTGCTGCGTCAAATAAGTATGTGCAGCGTGTCGCCGGATTGCTGTCATTCTTGTTGATTTTCATTCCGTAACGCTTTACGCCCTGCGACTTGACCTCGTCGCCGACTGCTGCCAGTATTGCATTTGTATTCGCAAGAGTGCGGTCAAGAGTTTCTTTGTCTGCTACTCTTACAATTAAATCTCCACTTGCCATCTTTTACGCCTCCCTTACCGTCAAAATTCCGTCCTCTACCGTGAGGACACACGCTGTTCCTGTTACTGTATCAACCATCGTGTTGAGACCGTCCACAATGCCCTCACACGCTTTTGCTGCTGCCGTTGCCTCGGTCGCTGCACTGGTTGCCTTTCCTGCTGCTGTGTTTGCACTATTTGCAGCCTCCGTCATGTTCTTGCTGAAATTGTTGACAGTGTTCATATATCCCTCTGTCAATTCCAAAATCTCCTCATAACGTGCGTTGTTGACGATAATCGGCAGGTCGAAAAATTTGTTTTTACCATCTCCCTGTCTGACTAAATAGTGACCGTCCGCATCAATCTCAACTCCGATTTCTCTTTCTTTCAGAATCAAATTGTCGACGACCGCCTCCCAGTCTGCCGTAGTTCCGGTGCATGGTCTGATTGCTGCCATTTTCAATCCTCCTTTGCTCCGTGATTGTAGAATATACCACACAATCACATTTTTGTGTTCATTTCGCCGTTTCTTTCCACTATCGTGGAATTATACTGCAAGCAGTCGGGAGGTCGGCGTTCCTCCGTCGAAATCGACTCCCTCATTGACGTTTCTGACCTGTGGTGTCGCCCCGTCAATGAATATCGGTGTCACCGTTCGCAGATACGGCGTTTCTCCGTCACAATCAAGATACATGCTCGAATATAACGCCTCTGCTCTCTCGAAATAACTCTTGACACTTGCAAGGATTTCACTCGCCGATGCAAGCAAGGAATTTTGAATCGTGTCATCAATTTCCTGTTTGTCCTGCTCGACCTGTTCCTGTGCTGCACGAACTGCATCCGTCATTTGTGACACTTCCTGTCGGAGTTTCACTGCTGTGTTCAAAGTCGCCTCAAGTTCCTCTTGATTCTGCAATGCGTTCTCTGCCTGTTCGGTGACTTCGACACATTCTGCCGTCGCCTTTTCCGCTGCATTCGCTGCCTTTGTTGCCTTTTCAACCGCAGGGTCGACGTTCTTTGCGATTCTGTTCTCGATTTCGGTGAACTCATTCGCCGACATAATCGCCTTGTCACTTCTCATTGATTCCTCAATCTCAATCGTGAATGAGGCTGATGTGATGACCTCTTTGTCGTCTGCTGTTCTGATTTCTACGTCACAATATGCTGTTCCGGATGCTGCAAGCATCTGATTTGTCAGTTCGATTGTGACCTCGCATCCGGAGAACGTGCATGAATTATATACTCGTTTTCCGTCCGGTTTCTTTACATTCACGACCGCCCTTGCACTTGTCGGGATTGTGTACTCTGCACCGTCATTCAACAGTTTTGCGATAACTCGGCGGGTTGCCTTGTCTCCCTGTTTTGCCGATACCATATAGAGTTTTGTGTCGCCGGACATTTCAAGGTTGATTCGTGTCACGAGTTTGGTCAATGTTGCCATCTGTTTTCCTCCTTTCTGCGTCCGTCTATGAGGACAGATATTCCTCAATCATTGCCTTTGCACTGCTCTTTGCGATTGAGACCGCCTCCTGCTTTGCAATTTCCGTCTCTGTTTTCTGAACCTCTGCGAATGATTTCGTCGTGTTCGACAACTCAACCTTGTTTTTCTCTGCCTGTTCCGGATATTCAACAATTTTCACAATTCGCTGTTTTGCTCTCGTGTTTGTCCTCTTTGAAATAAAAGTGACGCTGTCTCCTATTCCGTAATCTAAAACACTTGAGTATTCCGGATTGACTTTCGCAAGGTCGACCACATCTGCGGAATATGCTCTGTATGGTTTCGACATTTCGTCGAGTTTCGCAGTCGCATCCTCAATCAGACTTTCAATATTGGTGTATCTGTCGTCTTTCCATGTGTACGTCTTGATTTTCTTACTGTACTGATGATTTTCGAGATATGTTTTCCCGACTGCTGCCTCAATGGTCAATCCGTCTTTTCCTATCGGAACGATTCTCGTGAAAAAGTCGTATGTGTCCGAATTGAGCGTCAGTTTTCGGAGGTTCAGACCCTCCACGAAATAACATCCTCTGTCCTGTCCGATTGTTTCATAGATATTCACAACCTTGTGCAGTGAATCAATCTGACATTCACATCTGTATGTATCAAGACACTCCTGCAAAATATTCCATGCGGATGTCGCACTCTCGATTTTGATTGTTCTTTTCTTTGTGACAGTACATATTCCGACCGTCCATCCCGTACCCGCAAACGCCGTGTTGAGACATGCAGTGATTGTCTGCTCCTGTGATGTGAAACCGAATGAAAACGCTGCTCCCTCAAGTTCCTCGACATTCAACTGTGCGGTGTATTTGTTCCACTCTGCCGATATTTCAACCGCTTTCAGAACATATTCGTCCGTCTGCGTCCGTATATAATATTCTTCTTGTAGCAGGTCGACCATTTCTCCATGAGACGGATATTTGAAAACGAGTTCCTTGTCTCCGGTCGACAGAGTGGTTGTGATTGTTCTTTCTTTGAACCCTGTCAGAGTTCCGATTCTTACCTTGTCGTCGTTGTATATCTGCATCGTCTACCTCCTAAATCCACATAGGATTGTATCTGACTTTTACGACTGCATAGGTATTTGAAAACGTGAGTGCAGTTTCTCCGGACTTTATTGTCGGGAACTCCCACAAATCCACGACATTGAACGCATTTTTTCCGTCCAGTGTCACGATTCCTTTTGTGGCATCAATGACAATCGTTTTTCCGACTGCCAGTTTCTCAATGACGATGTCATCGCTCCCGAATCCGGAAATCGCATAATTTGTCAACGTCAACTTTGCAGTGACTTCCAAAATACACGGTGCAGGTCTTGAACCGACCATGTAAAAACTACCTTTCATCACGTTCTCGAATGTGATTTCAACCTCGTCATCGTAGAAATACCCGTCAAATTCAAGGTTGAGTTTCTTTCTCTGCTTTGAGATTGTGTCCTCATAATTGTCTGCGGTCATATAGCCTTTGAATTTGCCTTTGTACCCGTCCAGTTCCAACACGCAGGACTTTGTGAAATTCGCCATAAACTCCGACATTGTCCGAATCAGAGTATTTCTATCCTTGCCCTTGAAATACATTGTCAGTTTCAAGTGACCCATTTTCACCTCTGTTTCAAACTCTGTCGGTGTCTTTGCTCCTGTCAACCATTCATAATTGACAGCAATCGAGGGAGGCGAAATCCCGACGGTCAACTGCTTTGCGTCGTATTTCCTTGCGTCAATGCCATTCACTTTCACTGTCGTTTACCTCCCTTTCCTCTGATTTGATACCAGTTCCGAATCGACCTTTGAAACGGTTCTGCTTGCGACCTCGTCACTGTCGATGTATGTGTGATTCTCTACATATACGCCCTGCATCCTCTGCACTGCCTCGAACTTCCTGTCAAGCATGTTGTTCAATTTGGTGTAGAACTCTGCAAGTGGCAAGATTGCCTCCGCTCCTGCCTCTCCTCCCGCAAGGATTGTGTTTCCGCTAATTCCGAACGCCGTCGGATTCATCATGATACCGCCGTGCTTATACCATGAAACTGAAAATTTCGGTATTGACGGAGGATTCAGACTGAAACTGCCGGAAATACTAAAGTGCGGGAGTTTGATACTCGGCAATGACCACGAGAAATTGAAAAATCCCTTGATTTTGTTAATCGCATTTGAAACTCCTGTTTTCGCACTCTCCATTTTTGAGGTGAATCCGGACTTGATGCTCTCCATGACAGAGGAGACCGTGGATTTTGCTGCGTTCAATTTTGACGAGAACGCCGATTTGATGCTGTCGAGTTTTCCTCCGGTCAATGTGTTCGCTGTCGACATGAGTGAGTTCATCGTGTCTTTTACACCCGTAAAGGATGCCGAAACAATTCCTTTGATACCGCCTCCGGCGTTTGTGTACGCCGTTTGCATATTGGTCAATTTATTCGACACATTTGTCTTTGCCGTCTCCATGAGATTGGTCGCCGTATCTTTCAGATTTGTAAAATTCGTTGACCAGTTCGTTTTGATTTCCGAAACTTTTGTCATGAATCCGGTCTTGAGTTCTGTCAGTTTGGTTGTGGCGTTGGTGTGCCATTCGGTCATTTTGGTTGCGACCGTGGTTTTCATGTTCTCCCAACCCTCTGACACATTCGCCTTGATTTCCGAAACCTTTGTCGAAAATCCGGTCTTGAGTTCTGTCAGTTTGGTTGTGGCGTTGGTGTGCCATTCGGTCATTTTGGTTGCGACCGTGGTTTTCATGTTCTCCCAACCCTCTGACACATTCGTTTTGATTTCTGATACCTTTTCGGAGAATTTGTTTTTGATTTCCGACAACTTTCCTCCGGTCAGATTGTCAACGAATGTATATCCTGCGGAGTAATATCCTTTGATACCCTCCCATCCGGCAGCAACCACGCCTTTGATACCGCCTCCGTTTTCCTCATAGGCTGTTTTCATATTCCCCAGTTTTTCCTTTGCCGTGTCGACCGCTGCCGTCATGACTGTCGAAACTGTATTTTTGACGCCGTTGAAAACGGTTGATGCTGCCTGTCCGATTGTACTGTTCGCAATCGAGTTCTTTATTTCTTCGACTTTTCCCGTGACCGCCTCTTTTGCTTTCGTAAACGCTCCCGTGATAGCCTCTTTTATGTTGTTGAAAGTTTCTTTTATTTTGCCCCAAAACTCGGAGAGTTTTACTTTGACTTCATCCCAGTTTTTATATAAAGCGACGCCCGCTGCAATCAGACCCGCAATCAACGTCACAATCAGAATAATCGGACACAAATTCATAACTGCGTTCAATGCAGTTTGTGCCACTGTCATTCCTCCGGTCGTTGCTGTTGCTGCTGTTGTCGCTGCGGTGTGTGCTGCTGTTGCTGCTGTTCCTGCTGCATCTGCTGCCGTTCCCGCTGCTGTTGCTGCGGTCTTTGCCGTAATCTTTGCGA